AACAAATCAATTATGGACTGGTGGAACGGTAACTCAATCAGGTGGTAACACAATTCATTACTTTACAGGTACAGGAACTTTAGCGGCTTCGTAAAATTATGGCTAAATATGCAAAAATTAATAGCAATAATCTTGTTGTAGATTTAATAGAATCAGATGCTGATTTTGTTAACTCTTTGTCTGATGGATATACCTATAAGGAAAGTTTTGAGCATAGTTATGATGAGTCAAATAATATAGTAGCTAACGTTAGAAAAATACCTGCAGGTGTAGGTATGACTTATGATCCAGATAATGACGCATTTATTCCTGAAAAACCATATGGCTCGTGGGTTTGGAATGCTACTAGTTGGGAATGGGATCCACCGATTGCAAGACCAACTGAAATGGAAACAATTGATGAAGAAGCAGGAACAATTACATCTGTATTTTGGGATGAACCTCAAGGTACTTGGGCAAAAGTAGTGAGAAATATACCAGAATAATATATTATGAATAATTATGAAAATAAGTGATATTGCGAATCTATTAGTAAATCATATAAAAGACCCCTTAACATCAACTAAAGAATACAAAGAAAGACACGATATTTGTAAGGCGTGTCCTGAGTATCGTAAATTTAAAAATTTTGATACTCACTATTGCAACGATTGTAATTGTGTGATAGAGTTAAAAGGTAGGGTAAGATATTTTAAATGTCCACAAAATAAATGGCCTAAACTTGACTAATTAAAAAGATTATATATAATATTATGAATGAAAATAAATTGAAATGGGAATTAAATCAAAGAAAAAATGAAGCATACGTTTGGTATGATAATTTATTTGATGAAGACGAATTAAAAAAAATACAATCACATTCTAAAGACAAAGATTTGTCTGTATCTAATATCACAGGAGTAGGTTTAAATAATAAAAAAAATACAATTGTGAGAAAAAGTGATACTCGTTTTTTATTGCCAGAAAAACAATTAAATAATTTTGTATTTGAAAAGATAGGAGATTTAATAAACGAGGCTAATAATACTTGGTTTAATTTTAGATTAGATCATTTAGAAAATTTACAATATACCGTTTATAAATCTAATCAAAAACAATTTTATAAATCACACGTAGATACGATATTAGATAATTTTAGTAATACTACTAGAAAATTAAGTTTTTCTTTATTATTAAATGACAATTATGAAGGAGGAGATTTGAATTTATATTATTCATCACATCCAACAACGGTAGAAAAAAAGAGAGGTAGAATTTACTTTTTCCCCTCTTATGTTTTACACGAAGTTACTCCTGTTACAAAAGGTACTAGACAAAGTTTAGTAGGGTGGGTGAGAGGACCACATTTTCAATAATGAGTTACGATATAAAAGAATTAGTTTGGGAAGAACATAAAAATGCAGAAAGACAAGAGTTTGTAAAAACTTTAATGTCAGGAACAATAGATAAAAAACTTTACGCCAGTTATCTTTATAATCAGTTACAATGCTATGCTGAGTTAGAAAAATGGGGACATCATAATGGATTGTTTAGACATACAACGAATTTACCTAGAGCAGAATATATACATAGAGATTATCTAAAATTATGGACAGATGTAGGTATGCCACCAGAGATAACTCAAAGTACAAAAGAATATGTTGAACATATAAAAACAATAACAGATGATCCTGAAAAATTATATGCTCATATTTACGTAAGACACCTAGGTGATCTATCAGGAGGTCAGATGATTAGAAAAAAAGTTCCTGTAAAAAGATATTATGACTTTGGTCCTGACGAACAAGAATATAAAAGATTAGTTAAAGAAACAATTAATAACTATTTAAATGCCTACGAAAAAAATGTAGTTGTTGAAGCAAAACTATGTTTTAATTATGCAACAAGACTATTTGGAGAAATGAATGATTTGGGAAAGACTTATCAAGTGTAAAGAAGAAATAATAGAAGTATTAAATAAAAATTTAGTAGAATACAACGAACCAGGTATGGAAAGATTTAATAAACCTGGTTGGACAAATAGGACTTGGTCTAATATGAACATTAGAAGAGCTCACGTAGATGTAGTTGACGCTAGAGAAACAAAAGGATTATGGATGGCACACGTATGCTTGTTTCCTATGTTAGAAAATGGTGGACCTATTTACGGATTTGATATTATAGCAGGTAAGAAAAAAGTTACAGGCGCATTCCACGATTTTTCACCACTACTTCAAAAAGAACACCCATTAACAAAATGGTTTATTGAAGAAAACAAGTGGTTTAAACCTAGCAAAGAGAGAGAATTACCAGAGTGGGCAAAGGCAATCTTTAGTGGAGGTATGATTGCTGCTGGTAATGTTCAGGAAGAGAGAGAGTTAAATCAGATTTGTACTTTAGCAGTATCAAATTTAAACGCATATATTGATAAAATAGGTGATTTTAATACTGATTCTAAAAAAGAAGATGTTATTAGAGCACAAAATTACTATTGCGAAAATCAACAAAAGAATCCTCATACACCAAGAGTTATGCAAACACTAGGATTACCTGAAGAAGATATTAAGTTATTTTGTGCAGATAATCTCTTCCCTATCATTAAATAAATCTTATAAATAGTATAAAAGACGAGGATTTATGGCAGTACCAGCAACAAGAGAAACATTAAAGCAGTATTCGTTAAGAGCACTAGGTAAACCAGTCATTGAAATAAATGTAGATGACGACCAATTAGAAGATAGAATTGACGAGGCTGTTCAGTATTTTCAACAATATCACTATGATGGTATTAGAAGAACATACTTAAAATATCAATTAACAGCAGCTGATAAGACAAGATTAGCAGCTATTAATCCAGCAAGTGAAACTGCTACTAAAAATAGTGTTTCAACAACTTGGTACGAAGACAATAATTTTTTAGTCGTGCCTGATTCTGTAATTTCTGTAATCAATATATTTCCTTTTTCAGACAAAGGTAATCTAAATTTATTTGATGTAAGATACCAATTAAGATTAAATGACTTGTATGATTTTTCTTCAACAAGTGTAATTAATTATGATATAGTATTAAGACATTTAGATTTTTTAGATCACGTATTAGTAGGTGAAAAACCATTAAGATTTAATCAGCACGATAATAGATTATATATTGATATGGATTGGACAAATGATTTAGAAACAGACGAATGGATTGTAATAGAATGTTATAGAAAATTAGATCCAACAACATATACCGATGTCTTCAATGACATATATTTAAAAAGATACACTACTGCTTTATTTAAAAAACAATGGGGTGCTAACTTATCTAAATTTAATAATGTTGCAATGGTAGGTGGAGTTACTCTAAACGGACAACAAATTTATTCAGAAGCATTAAGTGATTTAGAAAAATTAGAACAAGAAATTAGATCAACATACGAATTAAACCCAGCAATGATGATGGGGTAAACTATGCCAGTTAATCATTACTTTCAAGGTGGCAACGGCATTGGAAACCAAAACGAAAAAAGACTTTACGAAGATTTAATAGTAGAAGGTCTTAAAATCTACGGCCACGATGTTTATTACCTACCACGTACACTAGTCAATAGAGATTTAATATTAGGAGAGGATACAACTTCTAGGTTTGATGACTCTTGGTTGATTGAGATGTACATAGAATCAACTGAAGGTTTTGCTGGTCAACAAGAAATCATATCTAAATTTGGATTAGAGATAAGAGAAGACACTACATTTATGGTGTCTAAAAGAAGTTGGGATTATCACGTAGGTCAAAAAGATAGTTTGATTGCAGCTGGTAGACCTAATGAGGGTGATTTAATTTATTATCCTCTAATGAACTCATTTTTTGAGATACAATTTGTTGAAGATCAGGAACCTTTCTTTCAACTAGGTCAGTTGCCAGTTTACAAATTGAGAGTTACTAGATTTGAGTATTCTTCAGAAGAATTTAATACAGGTTTAAATACAATTGACACTGCTGAAGATACATATACTTTAAATCAATTAAATTATAAATTTACTTTAGAATCAGGTCAAGTTGCTTTAGATGGTGAAGGTTCAATACAATTAGAACAAGATTTAGCAACAGGTGAACCTGCTTTCTTATTAAATGAAGATTTTACTGCTTCAGCAATACAAACTCAATCATCTTATGCTTCTAATACAGATTTAGATACTGAAGCAGGATTTGATACTGCCTCTACTTTAGATGATATACTAGACTTTACGGAAAGAAATCCATTCGGAGATGAGGATGCTACATAATGTTAGGTAATAGATTTTATAATCAAAGTTTTAGAAGACTGATTATTGCATTTGGTCAAGTGTTTAATAATATAGTTATACAAAGAACTAACAGCACAGGTGGTGTTACTAGTAGAATTAAAGTGCCACTTGCATATGCCCCTAAGGAAAAGTTTTTAGTTAGATTAGATCAACAAGCAAACTTAAATAGTAGAGAATTTGCTACTTCTTTACCTCGTATGGGTTTTGAAATTACAGGTTTGTCATATGACTCTAGTAGAAAGTTAACTCGTGTTCAAAAATATTCACAAGTAAAAACAGGCGAAGACGGTAAAAAATTAAACTTTAATTACACTCCTGTGCCATATAATATTAGTTTACAATTATATGTGTTTACAGCAACTGCTGAAGATGGTTTACAGATCATAGAACAAATATTACCTTTCTTTCAACCTGACTTTACGGTAACTATTAATCAGGTGCCAGATTTAAATATTAAAAGAGATGTACCTATTGTTTTAGGTAATATTAATTATGAAGATAATTACGATGGCGATTTTACTACAAGAAGAGCAGTTATATATACTTTAAGTTTTACAGCAAAAACTTACTTGTTTGGTCCTATGAATAATAGTAATGTTATTAAATCTGCTCAGGCAGATGTAGGTACAGATACAGATAGTCCGTTAACTAGAGAAGAAAGAATTGTAGTAATACCTAACCCAACAACTGCTGACGCAGATGATGATTTTGGATTTACAACTACCATAAGTTTTTTTAATGATGGTAAGAGATATAATCCTACGAGTGATACAGATGAGTAAGTTAGAAGATAAAGTAAATGAAATATTAGGCGTTGATTCAAAAGCGCCTGTTGAACAAAAAGAATTTAAACCTTTAGTACCTCGTATGGAAGAAAAAGGTAAAGAAGACGTAGATAATGATTACAAATATAGTAGAGAGAATTATTATAATTTAATTGAAAGAGGGCAAGAAGCAATACAAGGTATACTTGATATTGCAAAAGAAGGCCAACATCCTAGAGCATATGAAGTTGCAGGACAATTAATTGGTCAAGTAGGACAAACCGTAGATAAGTTACAAGACTTACAAAAAAAATTA